GCAATGATTTATTAACTACTAATTTTAATACTATGGCAACTTTTATCTTACTTATTCTTATATCGCTTTTTTTAGCCATTATAATTACGGCACTTCTTTTTTTTGGTTACATATTAATTTTAACGTTATGCGATATTCATGATGCGCAAAAAGAATTAGATAACTATAATGATTCTTTAAATTCTTAATTATTAAAAAACTCAAAACTTAAAATTAATTAAAGCCTTATTTTTTTTAGTTACCGATGAAAACAATGCTAGGCAAATAATAAAAGATTATTAATTTTTAACAACTAAAACAAATTAACTATGATTTTTCCAAAAAAATATACAGAACATTCGATTCGAACTTTTACTAACAAAGTCTTTGATTTAGAAATACTGGATCCTGATAGTATTTGTATTGAAGACATTGCTCGTGGACTTTCCAATACGGCACGATTTGCAGGCCAATTAGATGGTTTTTTAAGTGTAGCACAACATTCTTGTTTGGTAGCCAGCGAAGTTCGCCTGGCTTATAAACTTACCGCTTTATTACATGATGCAGCAGAAGCTTATATTGGGGATATGCCTAGTTCGTTTAAAAAATTGATGCCAGATTTTAAAAATTACGAAAATAAAATAATGCAAGCCATTGCAGATAAGTATGGTATTGAATATCCGTTGCCAATGGAAGTTAAAAGCATGGACAAAAAAATGCTAAGCATAGAATGGAAGGAATGCGTAATTAAAAAAAACAGTTCTTTTTATTGGAATCCAAAACAAGCGGAACAACAGTTTTTAGTTCGTTTTGAGGAATATCTAAATCTACAGAAACAATTTTTAATTAAAAAAATGGCGGTATAATGAATTTAATTAAGATAGTGCCTAAACGTACCTTTTATAAATCTCGGACAATTTCAATGGGTGTAAAGGGAGATTTTATGATTGCTAAAGTAATTGTAGATGAAATTAAAATAATACAAAACAATAAAGTAGATTTCTTTCAAGATGAGCAATTTTCAAGCGATTGGTATATGGAATTTTCGGAATTTGGAGCTATTCCCGTGCGAATAAAAACTGACAAAATTACAAATGTATTTTATTCTTCTGAAATAAGAGATAAAATACTTAAGTCTTTAAATTTGAAACCAACTCATTTAAAAAAACGAGTTAAAATCTCAGTAGGTGATCCTATTGATAGTGATGGCAGGACTTTGTTTCCGTTAATTACAGGTGTAATATTATCACAGATAAAACACACGTAAGATGCAACCAAACTATTATGCCATCATTCCAGCATCGGTTCGTTACGATAAACGTATTAAAGCGAATGCAAAATTATTATATGGTGAGATAACTGCACTATCTAATCAGGAGGGTTTCTGTTGGTCTGATAATAACTATTTCGCATTATTGTATGATGTTGATCATAAGACAATTTCTAGATGGATTTCGCAGTTAGAAAATTTTGGTTATTTAAGATCTATTGTTGATAAAATTAATGGCAATTCTAGAAAGATTTTTATTAATGAAAAGATGCAAAACCTAGTGACAAAAAAGTCACTACCTAGTGACAAAAAAGTCACTACCCTAGTGATTAAAAAGTCACTACCTAGTGACAAAATAGTCACTTCATATAAGGAGAATAATACAATTAATAATACAATTAATAAAGAAGGCAATTCACTTTCTTTTTTTAAAGAAAATTTTCCATCTCAATTTGATGTTTTAATGATGCAATATAAAAAGCAAATTAAAACTTGGGATGCGTTTGTAGAAAGTTTTGAAGCAACAGTTGAGCAAGAAGGTTTGGCATATGAACAACATGTAATTTCTGGCAGATTTAAAAAGTATGCAGGCAACTGGATTAGAAACCAGGATAAGTTTGAAAGTCCAAAAAACAATTTTAATGCAGATGTTGTTCCTGCATATATGAAAAAAAACATATCGTAAATGGAAACAATTAAAAATTTAAGTCAGAAAAATAATGATAGGTCATCAATTATTAGCTTAGAAAAAGGAAAACTTCCGCCGCAAGCAATTGACTTAGAAGAAGCAGTTTTGGGTGCGCTTATGATAGATACGCAAAGCATTGATGAATGTTTAATGATTATAAAAGATTCCGATGTCTTTTACAAAGATTCACATAAGCTAATATTTGAAGCTATTAAAAGTTTAAAATTAGCCAACGAAAACGTGGATTTGTTAACAGTTTCCTATAAATTAAAAACTACAAATAATCTTGAAAGAATTGGCGGAGATTATTATTTGGTCCAACTAACACAAAAAGTTGCATCTAGTTCTCATATAGAATTTCATAGTAGAATTTTATTGCAACAATGGGTTAAACGCAAAATGATAAAAAGCGCATCTCAAGTTATTGAAAACGCCTACGATGCAGATTCAGACATTTTTGATTTAATTGATTTACAAAGTAAAAACTTAGATCAGATCAACGAACAAATATTATCTGGAACAACCGACTTAACAATGTTGGAAGCTTTAAAACTTATTCATAAACGAATTGAAGTTTTAAGTTCTAAAAGCGAATATGAACTTTCTGGATGTTATACCGGATTTAAAAAAGTAGACTTAGTTACAAACGGTTTTCAAGATGGTGATTTGATTGTAATTGCAGCAAGACCAGGAATGGGGAAAACTTCTTTGGTAATGAAAACTTTGTTAGAAAATGTTAAGCATGGAATACCTACAGGATTTATTAGTTGCGAAATGAGCACACAGCAACTTATAACTAGGATGGTTGCGTGCAATAGTCATTTTCATTTAAACCAATTGTTTAGAACAGGATTTGAAAAAACAGAATATTTTAATCAGTTTAGAAATCTAAAGCAAGAAATGGAAATACTTCCTGCATATTTTGATGACGTTTCTATAGATATTCAAGATGTTTCTGCTAAAATTAGATTATGGAAAAGAAAGTTAGGAATTAAGATTGTTATCATTGATTACCTGCAGTTAATGAGCTGTAAATCATTAGGTAAAAATTTAATTAGAGAACAAGAAATTTCAACCATAACAAGAACATTAAAAAGATTGGCAAAGGAATTGAAAATACCTATTGTATTGCTTTCACAACTAAGTCGTGATGTAGAATCTCGTAGTTCAAGCAAACGTCCAATGTTAAAAGATTTGCGCGAATCTGGCGCAATTGAACAAGATGCAGACATGGTTGCCTTTATATATCGTGCAAGTTATTATGGTTTAGAAGATGATGAAGATATGCTTGCTATTGGTGCTAATGCTGAATTTATAATTGCTAAACATCGTAATGGCTCTCTAGATAGAAAAGGGTTGTTCTTTGATGAAAATAAAACAAAATTCATGGATCCAGAAGACTTAATTCAACAAAACATTATTGATAATGAAATGATCAATTGCATTGATGAACTGCCAAAAATTAATCCTAACGATGCTTTTGAAAGTAATGCTGAAAATAATGATTTTAATACTTTTTAATATGGCAAAAGCTCCTGAAAAAATAACAAGAAACTATGTGGCAGAACGAATTGCATTTGAAAGACCAATTGACTTCACATGGTTCTATAATCAAAGAAGATGGCGCAAGGTTTCGATTGCGTATCGAATTAAGAATCCTTTATGTGAATGCAAAGAATGTATCATAAGTGAACAAGTAAAGCCAGCAGAAGTTTGCGATCATATCAAAGGATTGAAATTCCTTTTAGATAATAATTTGGATGCATACGATTACAATGAGTTACAATCTATGAGCAAAGAATGCCACAATAAAAAATCTGGTTCAGAAAGGGGATATGGGGTAAAATCACTAGTTAGAAAATAGGGTGTACATCGCTGATTAGTTAGGATTTTACTAAGTAAAATAAATAGGTAAGGGGGGTTAAGTGTTTTTAAATTAGTTAATTATGAAAAATAATAGTCATTTATCGGTTGTAGTGGGAGAAGGAAATTCACAAAATAAAAATCTTTATCCAATCCTTAAAAAATTGCCATCACCAATGAAAAAAATGAATCTTACAAAAGATCAGAATTATTGGTATAACTATTACGGTCAATTGCTAGTAGATAGCAATAAATTAACCGCTCCAGATTTGCTTCACTTGCATCAATTATCTAGAAGCGTTACCTATTTGCTTGAAGCCGAATCAAAAATTGCAGAAAAAGGATATAATGGTGGGTTAGTGCAAACCTTTACTTCTGGTGCATCCAATGTTTCTGGTCATGTAACATT